ATGCAAAATATGCTTGGCCCCGTTCAACAAAACCAAAACGCACTTAGAATTGATTTAACTGGCATGGCCAACGGAAAAGAATAATGGATACCCAACAAATCATCAACGTTGCTCTCGGTCTGGTTGCTTTCCTTGGAGGCTGGGTGTTGAACAACATTACCAAAGCCATTGAGCGCCTTGACACGGATGTCAGGGCGATGCCAATGACATACGTGGCCAAGGACGACTACCGCCGAGACATTGATGACATCAAAGAAATGCTTGGCAAAATCTTTGACAAGTTAGATGCAAAGGTGGACAAATAACCCAGCCACTCCAGTGGAAAAGGGGGTGCTGGCAGACCATCCTATTGGGTTAATGTCTGCCCCAAATTAAGGAGTTGATATGGACGACAAGGGAGCTTTGATAGAAAAAATCACGTTTGCTTTGTTGCCATTGCTGTTTTCGTGTGTTGTTTATTTGATGTCGGCTTTGTCAAATCTAGCGCATGAAGTGACCATTCTGAACAGCAAAATCAGTCTTGTTGTTACATCAGACAATCGTCAATCACCAAACTCAGGGGCCGAGCTTGCCCGAGAAAAGTTACGGCAAGACTTGGAAAAAGAAATCCAAAAAAACCGCGACGACATTGCAAACAATCGGCAAGACATTGCTCTCATTTACGAACGACTGAAAGGAAAATAATGCTGGGACTTGATGCAATACTAAATATCGGTGGTAAGCTCATCGACAAACTGATCCCCGATCCTGAAGCCAAAGCCAAGGCCCAGCTTGATCTGGCGGTTCTGGCTCAAAACGGTGAACTAGCCGCAATGGCAAATGAAACCAAACTGGTTGAGATTGAACAAACCAATACCAGTGACCGCTGGAAAGCCGACATGGCCTCCGACTCTTGGCTATCCAAGAACGTGCGCCCCATGACGCTGGTTTACATCTTGAGCGCCTACCTTACCTTGGCAATTTTAGACGGCACAGGTTTTCACATTGCTGAATCCTACGTCACTTTGCTGGGCCAGTGGGGTATGCTGGTGATGGGCGCATATTTTGGCGGAAGAACGCTTGAGAAGTTGGCCGACTTGCGGAGCAAAAAGTGAACCTCACATCTCACTTTACCCTTGAAGAACTTACGCACACAGACCATAGGCAGTTTGACAATACACCTAATGAAGCAGAACTTAAAAACATTCAACGCCTGGCTGAGTTTCTTGAGCAAGTCAAAACCGTCTTGGGTGGCAAGCCCATCATGGTCAATTCAGCTTTCCGATCAAAACAAGTCAATGATGCTGTGGGCAGCAAAGACACTTCTCAGCATTGCATCGGCTGCGCTGCTGATATTCGTGTACCCGCTATGACGCCAGATGAAGTTGTCAAAGCCATCATCGCCAGTGACTTGGGTTATGACCAAGTGATCCGTGAGTTTGACCGTTGGACCCACATCAGCATACCCAACGTAACCGGTGCCGCGCCACGCAAAAGTAAGCTGATTATTGACAAGGCTGGCACACGCCTTTACGCTTAAGGGCGCGGGGCGTTCTCAGGAGTTTCCACGCACATGTAGACCGCCGTGTACTGACCTCGGCTTGGCCCTGCCCAACGGTCAATGTACACGCCGCAAACGGTTTTTAGCGTCTTACAGATAGTGTCAGCAGTTGCGCCAAAATGCTCGGCTATTTCGGTTACCGTAAGGCCATCTTCGGATGCCGCCAGCAAATCACGTATCGCGTGGTGTCTGGACTTCATTTTCTTCCCTTAAAAGCTGTTCCAGTTCTTCTGCTGTTACAAACGGAATGCCAAACATTTCTTTTTGCTTAGCGCGTACACGCTGCTCCATTTCAATGCGATTGAACTCGTCGTCTTCGGTGTTCATGTGTTCTTCTCCTTGAGTTTGGCTTCAGTTATACATACAGCATCCATCGGAACTTCAAGTGCAATATCTTGCCGCTCCTCATCCGTCAGCCCTACCCATTCGCGCTGTGCTGCTGCGGGTGGGGCGGTGTAAACATCAACTCGCTGGTAATGCTCAGGATGGCCTAAAAATTTATCTCCGGCTTTGCCGATAATTCCGTTATGTTCGCCTACCAAAAGTAAAGTCCACGCCACAGGCTCCTGCACAGGTGCTGGCTGTGCCAAGGCCGCTTGCCAACCAGCCCATGCAAATTGAATTGGCGTATCAGGTGTATACGGCCCGTCATTGGGGATGTCATCACCAGCGTCCCACCATTTTTCAAAGCGTTTCAGTTCTTCAGTCATGTTTGTCCCCTTGCTCGGATTTGTCTTGCCAATTCATCACCAGCATATTCAACGCTGTCTTCACACACCTTTGCACACGCTTCACGCTCTGTTGCTGCAATGCTGCGCTCGTACTCTGTCCAATGCTCTGGTGTCCATGTACGGCTACGCTCATCAGCACGCACCAGTTCGGCAAAGGCTTTAAGCTTTTCAATGTTGATTGGTTCACTCGTCAAAAAATCGTAGGGCATTTTCACTTCCCGCGCCATCTCCATAATGGTTCGTTTACGCCATCCAGTCATGTCTGCTCCTTATAGTATTTAACTCGATTGTTCATGTAAGTGGACGCCATAGCTTGGGGAAATATGGATTTCAAATGGCAGTGCCGACATGTCAAGTACGCTTCGCTACTATCGGCGCAAGCAAGACCTCCCTCAACCCACAGTTTGACCCCTTTCGCTACCCACGGACCTTTGGTTGTAGCGCACAATTTGCAAATTGCATTTTTTTTCAATCGCTTAACAATAGCCGTGTAATCCGGCGAAGACCGCATGTTGTCGTTGTTTACCACCCGCTTTTTGCGTAAACACGGTTTAGAACAAGTAGCAATTTTTGCATGGTCAGTGGGGGTCAACATCATTTCTGTGCCGCACACTACGCAGTCTTTTGGAATTCGGACAACCTTTGCGGCCCAAGCGCAAGCCCGACCGCAATAATGGTGGCTAGTGCGTTTTGCCCAACAAGCGTATTTCTCAAATGGCATCTCGCAATAGTCGCAATTAAACCCTATCTTTGACTTGTTTCTAGACAGTTTGGTTGGGTTTGACTTTTGAAATAACAAGCCGTCTTTAAGCGGCGCTATATCTTTATAGTGGCGTTCATATCCGTTTCCTTTCATTTTTTGCTCCTCAATGGATAGGGTGGAAAGGGCCAGTTATCGGGCCAATCTTTGGTGCTCATACGCGCCCCCTTGGTGTGGCCAACAGCCATTTGGCTCCAAGCAGTCGGATGCTACGCGCCCATTGGCGCTGATACCCGCGCTGGCCTGGGAACAGGGCGCGGACTTGGGTTAACCTAGTTATGTTCATTTGGTTTCTTCCCTTGTAAGTAGTTTTCGATATGCGTCAAGTGCTACACGTAAATCGTCACGCAATGCCTTGATTTCTTCTTGTTGCTCTAACATTTTCTTGTTTGCTTCTGCGGCAAACTTTGCTAAATTTCTTTGCTCCCATGTTTGAAAGCTAGTCATTTGTTATCAATCTTTTCAATTGGCAAAATAAGGTCTAAATTTCAACATAAGCATCAATTGCAGCAGCACTTTTTCCACCGCCAAGCAGCACAATAGGTGACACCCAACGGCCATCTATAAACCGCTGGCTGCGAATGTATTTGTCCATTTGCGCGTCCGTCAACCGTGTAGTAACAGGCGCTACATACAAATCAGGCAGATACACAAATTCTTTGCTTTCATTCCACTCGGCTGCAAGTATTTTTGCATTAGCTTCACTTGTCACCACTGCCCCTGGCTTATCGGAAAACGTCAAGCAATTAAAGCCATTACGGTTCATTACGCCCCACCAGCCGTATGGGCCACCGAGGTTTTCGGCGCGGTACGGGGGGAATGCAAAGTATTTAGCGGGTACTGCGTTCATCAGTCTTCTCCATTTTTAAAAATTCTATTAAATGCTCGTTCCACATTATTTTTTCCACAGGTACGTCATACGGCGTGGTAAAAATCTTGTCTTTGTAGCGCCACGTTCGTTTTACAGTTGAAATGTCGTACTGAGGTATGGCATACCCTGCGTCATACATTTCTTGTGAAGATTTCACGGTCTTTTCCCAATCTTTAAAAGTTCTACACGTTCACGGGCAACGCGCAAAGTGTTGTAACGCTGGTGTATGCGTTCAAGCATAGACACTCGTTTGTGTTGGCTGCGTTCCTCTTGCAACAAAGCC